ATCAGGGTTTGTCGCGCTGGTGGGCCGGTAATCCGGGTCTGTGCTTGCTGGTTACGCCAGCCATTCGTCAGCATCCGCTGCGGTTAAGGGTCGGTTTCCCGGTGGGCCTTAACGAGATTGTATTACTTTTTTACAACAATGCAACAGGGTCTATTGATTGTTGTACAAAAAAGACCCAGCCGGGGCTGGGTCAAGGCAACTGCCTTTCGGCAAACGGGGTGAAGAGTCCCGATCTATTTAGCGTATTGGCCGAACATCCGTTCAACTTTTTGCCGATACGCAGCATCTGTTTTATATTTGGGATCCCCGACCATGGCGTACAGCTCCTCTTGGCTGGGGGCACCCTCAAGCTGGGCAGACTCAATTGGCACCCGGCCTTCGTAGGCCTCACGCACCTTCATCAGCGCCGTGATGCCGCGAGCTGTGCCGCCCATAATCTTGAACTCATCAAAGTCATCCTTTGACCAGACTCCCTTGTTGACTAGGCCACGAGCCCAATCTACCATGCCGTTGACAATGGCTCCACCCTTGGGTCCAAGTTGCTTCATCTCGGCTGCCGGGTCAACCATGTCACCTTGCATCAGCTCACGCGCTTGAGTCTGTAAGTTGCCAACGAGGTCATCAAAGGCGGCTTGGGACAGGCCGTTCTCCTTGGCCCAACCAGATAGGGTCGTGGCCATGGGGTTGGTGTCTGCCTCTTCGCCAAATGCTTGGAGGTCGTATTTGCCATCCGTAGGCGCTTTGTGTTTGCCTTGGCTGATTTGCTTACGCAGATCTGACCAGCTCTTGGCAATGCCTTCTAAGTCGGGCTCGTTGGAGTCCTTCTTCCAGAAGTTCTCGGGCCAAAAGTCTGGCCGCTCTAAAGGATCCTCGGGCTCGGGGGCGCTGGGGTCCGCAGCCTTGTGGCTGATTTCGGTGTTTTGCGGGTTTTCTGGTTGGGTTTCGTCATTTACTTGCACATTGTCAAGTAGGCCGGTTGCACCGGGCTCGACGGTTGCTGTGTCGTTCATAGTTTCCTTGCTGAGTTAATCCGTACCTCAATGTCCCTCACCACCGATCTCTGCCCTTCAGCAAAGTAGGCATACGAGGAATCTGTGCCCGGTACGGCGATGGGCACATTCACATATATATCTTTGAGCCACTCAAGTAGCTTTTGGCCATCCTCTGACCCAAACACCCGCAGAGTCAACTTGACCAGATCCTCGCGCTTTTGGTCAACCTCTCGAATATCGCTTGGCTGGCCAATGGCATCTAGCTCTTCCCAGCTCATACTGGCATACCTTGTGGGGCTGGCATGCCAGCCGGCGCACCACCTTGTGCTTGGGCTTGCATCATCATGGCTTGGCCAATGGCTTGCTGCTGTTGTTGGTTACGCATCTCTTCCATGAGCACTGCACGCTCGGCTGCTGTATTGCGAACAGAGGCAGGCACACCCAGCTTGTCGGCCAAGTAGTCCACCAGCACATCGGTCTTAATAACCAGTTGGCCATCGGTGCCGAGGCCTTGGGAGATCTGCATGTACTGCATGATGGAATTGACCTCTTCCATGTTCTGAGCCATGGCCAGCGGAGCGACAGGCGTGACCTTGACCTCTAGCCCATTGACGCGCAAGGGCATGTCGATCAGGCCGCGCTCATCCATAACCTCAAGGATCTTGGCGGTGACTGGAATCATGGTCTCATTGATCAAACGACCAAAGGCAGATCCTAAGTTCTGCGCCAGCTCTTTCATGCGCTCAACGATCTCAGTGGCTGACCTAGCGCTCATATTGTCGGGCGGCAAAGACTCATCCAGCAGAATGCGTTTGATGCTTGCCGATAAGTCGTTGATCACCAACTGGCTGATGTTGAAGTCGCCAGAGCGAGGCAGGGCAAGCAGGGCTGGTCCTTGTGATCCACCATTGCGAGCCACAGGGATAATGGCACCCGGAACAATCTTTACTGTGTTGGGATTAAGTACGCCATCATCTGCCGCTGTATAGACACCAGCCACAGCCAATGATGCGTTCTTAAGTAGCAGCTCCTTGACCTTGTTTAGCGTCTTAATGTCAGGCAGGGCGGTCATCAGTGGGCCACGTCCGTAGATCTCTCCAGCCACCTTCATGTAGCGGCTGATAACCCACGGGCTCATCTTGCGGCGGCGATAGACCAACTCCTCCTTGGAAGATTTGTCAATCACATGGTAGCAATAGTCGCCACGCTTGTAGTCATAGATGGTGGCCTCAAGCAGCTCGATGTCATCGGTTGGCTTTTGCTCAATACGCCGGGCCAAGTCATCTTGGATTTTGGCATCTGGCCACTGACGCTGGATAGATTCGCCCTTCATCCGCATGCGGCGATACACATTATCCACTTGGCCGTTGGCTCCCTCCTCGTAGCTCACTAAGAACAGTGGGACAGGGATAAAGTTAAGGGGTTGGACATCATCACCGGGCTGGACCATCATGCAGGCGGTGCCCACAGCCAGATCCAACAAGAACTCGCCCATGGCAATGTCAAAGTTAGACTGGTTTAGCATGGTAAACATCTTGTCTTGGTAAACCTCAAGCACGGCCTGCGCCTGCTGCCTGCGCTCTGGTGGAATGTCTGACCCAGCCTCTAGCTTGGCCCACTTGCGCTGGGGTGGAAACACTACAGACTGCAACCGATTGGCAAAGCGCTGGGTAGAGTTTATGGCTGTCGAGTCAAACACGCGCTGCATCTTTTTGCTGCCAGTAGCGCCGCCTTCCCACACGCCATAGAGCTGGCGCTGGGGCAAGGCAAACTCGTATGCGTCTTGATACAACTGTTGAAACTCATCCTTCTTCGACTGAGCTGCAACCTGTCGTTTCAAAATCTGGTCGGGTGTCAGGCGCATACCGCCTAGTGCACTTTTGTCGTAGTCCATATCAATCCTTTTGCAATTCGTATTTCTCAAGCAAGTTGCGACCCTTTGCAGCCAGCCTTGCTGCGGATGCTGCCGTGCGCGGCACGGGCTCACCCCATGCATTTGCCGCCAGTGCCAATCGGGTCGGCTTGCCGTTGTCTCCCACCATAGGCCCACTCGGGTTGGTGTAGAACCGTGTCAAAAAAGATCCCTTGCGGCGCAGCGCCTGACCAGTGGGGTTCTTTTCCTTGACCCCTGGCTTCAAGTTTCCGCTTTCACCAGAGCTCTCAAACTTACGCCGACCGGCTTCGGTCAGGCCACCCTCTGGATCCTTGTACTTGCTCACTTCTTTTCTCGCGCCGCAGCCATGTTGTCAATGAGGTTGGGATAAGGACGGCCTGCCTTGGCAGCGCGGCGCATGGCCATTCGCTTCTCAGCGGAAGACATCTCTTTTGGCTTGCCAAGATCCTTTGGCCGGGGCTTGTCCCAGACTTTTTTCATTTCTTTTTAGCCTTCGACATGGCGTTTGTTGCTGTGCGCTGGCCGCGCATCGGCATAGGCTTGGATGCCGCACTTTTTTCTGCGGCCTTCTCTTTATAGCCTCGCATTGTCTTGGCTACCTTTTCCTGCATTTTGCTTTTCATGTCCATCATGCTTGCTCCTTACTAAGTAATGGTCGGGTCATCTTGCGAGACACGGCACCGATCTTGGCTGCCCTGCGCTCACCAATCTCACGTTTAAAACTACCTTCTAACTCTTTGCGTTTTTCATCAAACGCTGTCTGGTCAAAGCTGCCAACGTCAGGTGCCACAGGAATGTCTGGTGCTACTGGCGCAACTTCTTCAAATTTAGGAATTGCTTTTGGCGTGTAGACCTCGTATGGCACCTGTTCTGTTTGGCCAAACAAAAATCCTTGGTAGTTAGTTTTCTTTTGGGTTCTATACGCTGTGCTTACAGTAACTGGATCAGCCTTGATACCTTCAACAATCTTGTTGTATTCGTCCAACTTGGTTTTGTAGGCAGCTTGCTGTGATTTATACGTTGGAACCGCAACATCTTTGTATTGTGCAACTTGAGCTTCGTATGGCTGCATCTTTCCGGCCACACCAGCTTGGTAGGTTTTAAAAGATTTTTCGTATTCCCCAGTAATACCAGCAATGTTGCTTTTGTATTGCTCTGCCAAGCGGCCAATATCAGAAGTGCTACGGCGCGCTAACTTGCGCTGCTTGAATTCTGGTAGCGTAGCCATTACTGCAACCTCATGCCGGGGCTGTTGAGGTCTACCGCCATGCCCAGCTCGGCATCTAGGCGCTCACTGGACAGCAGCGACCGGCGACCGCCGCGAGTGCGAGCTCTGAGGGCAGAGGCCTCTGCGGAAGCAGCCTTGCGGCGCTCTTCATCTGCAGCAGCCTGCACTTCCTTGGCCTTTTTTTCCATCTCTAGCTTGTTGGCTGCGTAGTTTGTCTGCGATGCTTGGAATTGCTCACGCGCAGTGTTGGCCTGCTGCTCAAGTGATGCGCCTTGCTTTGCATACTCAGCAGTCTGCCGGGATAACTCCGCACGCATAGATGCTTGGTCAGCTGATTGTTGTTGCAATGCTGTTTGTTGATCTCGCTCTGCTTGATCTCGTGATTTACGAGCTTCACTTGCGTTGTAAACAGAACCAAGAAGAATTGCACCAGAAATAAAATAGGCCATTAAATTAACTCCTTAATTTCAAGAACTTCCATACCCAATTCGTGATACTCCAACGCAGTAAACATTTTTTCTAATGTCTCAATGTTTGTCTCATCAGTGGGGTTGGGGTGGATCGTTGTCCAGATCGCATCCTCATGCGTATGCACCACTCGCTTTGTGCCCGGCTCAGATATAAACGATGCCGGGGCGCTGAGCGTTTCCAATCCAAACTCGGTGTAGCAAGTGATGCTGCCCTTGCTGATGATGTTGAAGTGACGGTGGCGGTGAATCTTTCCAACCACCACAGTGCCAGCAGGCAAATGGATCTCACGCGCATAGATGCCCGGCGCAAGCCAGTTCTTAACAGGCGGGGACTCATCCATTCGCTCACCATCAGGCAATGCTTGGCACGCCATTTGAATAGCCATGATCTTCTGCCGCGCAATCGGCGCAGGAAGATTCGCTTTTGGCATTTCAATGATGGCTGTGCTCATGGCAAAGGATTCTATTGGGTTTTGTACTAAATGCAACTATGTATATCACTCCGATATGCTCACGCAAATACGTCAAATTCTGTATTAGCGTTTGATTGACCCATGGGCCTGCCGCCAAGCTGGTGGGTCCGGGTCATCCGGTTGTATTCGCCGCCACCCAGCATCAGGTATCCAAAGCTATCACCGATGTGTGAGTGCTCGTTCTTGTTTGGCGCGTCCCGGAACCGCTCCTGCCCGGCACCAACCGCTATACGCTTGAAGTGGTAGCCCCCGGCCAGAGACTTTCTCAGCAACTTGCACTCCCTGTTGATAATAAGCCCGGGCTTTCCGTTGATCAGCCGCTGCATGGGCGCTGCCGAGGCTTCCCGGCGCACCTTAAAGTCATTGCTGGCCGTAGGCTGGGCTCTCAGGCCCAGTGTTTTCAGGTAATCAAAGGCGGTCACCTCGTAGATGGCATCTCTGGCCATACCAGCCGGGTCACCCCAGATCATTACTTGGTGGTTTGGGTACCGTTGGTTGAGCTCGGCCAGCAGCTGGGTGCCAAAGCGTTCCAGCCCCATGTCAAAGGTGACGATTTCCTGATGTATCACCCACCTTCCGTTGGGCAAACGCTGGCCAATCGTGGCCGCAGGGGTCAATCCAAAGTCCAGCCCCACCTGAATTGGCGTGTTGGGGTCAATATCGGTGTCGCCAGACATGGTTGAGTCCTCATATTCTGGCCAAACTGGCCTGCCCTCCTGCACGTAGGTGTACTCACCCCCGGCGTAGCAGCGGATCCAATCCAAATTCTTGCCCATCAGCATTTGCTGGTAGTAGCCACCCGGCAGGTTGTGGATATTCTCAGCCTTGGGGTTAACCTTCCACCACTTACCGGACGCAAAGACATGATCGTTGGCCTCTGGCATGTCTGGCAGGTTCTCAACATCCACCGGGACCACGCCGCCGGGCTGCTTAAAGAACTTCCAAGCGTATGGCCCGGTCATCTTTTCCTTCTCAGCCATCCGGTGCCACCAGTGGTCATCATCCATGGGGTTGGTATCCATCCAGATGCCGTGCCATGTGGCCCCACCGTCCCGCTTGGTAGGGTAGCGGCCAACCCGGTGGGTCAATCCATCAATCACAGCCTTGGGCAGCTCACGCGCCTCGTTGACCCAAGCCCCTGTGAGCTCAAGGGACAGCAACTTGCGGACATCCTTGGGCTGGTCAAGAGCCAAGAAGATCACTTCGCAGTCTATGCCGGCCGCATCACCCCGGGCAGGCAGCCGGATGTGATGGGTGATGGGCGGTGTCCACAGCATGGGCCCAAAGGTAGCCTCTGGGAACAGGTCCAACCATGTCTTAATGGTGGTTGTCTTCAGCATGGGGTAGCTGTTTCGGACAATAGCCCAGCGCGTGTACCTGATGTTGTCAATAGCCGATGGCTTCTGCTGCACAGCCTTGATAAAGATCTTGGCCGCACACGCATAGCTCTTGCCGGACCCCACCGGGCCCATGATGCCCTGCACAAAGTTCTTTGACTGAATGAAGTCATAGATGACAGGCGAGTCACTGAAGTCGAGGTTTAACCCGGCGACAGGCACGCTCTTGTCTGACTGCTCTTTGGTTCTGGACATGTTAGTCTTTCGGTTCTGGTGGCCGTGGCGGCACCACATTGATGTCAATCACACTCGGTTTATCGTTGTCATCGGGGCTATCTAGCAGCCCACTGGCTTTGGCCAGCAGCCGCAACACCCCAACCTTGTCGTACAGCTCAATGTCCAGCGTGGAGAAGGCGTTACCGTCTGCGTCCTTGCGGGTACTGACCTTGATCGACTTGATTGCATGCAGCGCGTGCTCAGGTATATCGTGGCTGGCCTTGACCTTCACGTTGCCTTGGTCATCCCAAGTCATGATGTCGGTCAGCTTAGTGTTGGCCATAGAAAGCAGCGCGTAAGCCACCGCCTCCTTGTTGGCCACCAAGGTAGTGCTGCGGTCCAGCCTGCGCTGGACAGACCGAACCCCACCCCAGTTGGTCAGGGGAGGGATCACCGCAGACGGTTTAGGCTGTCTAGTGGCCATCAGAATGGAATGTCATCATCTGACAACTCAAGCGGAGCGGGTGCCTGCCGGACCGGGGCTGGGTAGGATGGCTGGCCATAGCCACCAGAAGGCGCTGGCTGGCCCTGCTGCTGTACAAGGTCACCAATGCTCAGTGATACCCACTTGTTGCCAGCTGCGGTGGCTTTAGTCCACCCACTGATCCACCTGACCTCACCGTTGGGTAGCATGACCTTTCCCTTGAGGCCGGGGTGGCGCTCTTCGGTCTTGTTGTCATTCTTAAACAGGCTGCCTTGGCCAGCTCTCATCTCGTATGGTTTGCCGTATGTCATCTTAGTTTCCTTCAGGTTGATTATCGTTTAGGTTGAAAAAGTAGGGAAAATTTCGGAGTGGGCCCCCCAACGCTACGGTAGGGGGCGGGGGGAAGGGGGTCGCATTTTGGACAGTTTGTGGACGCACCCTTGATGCCCTGCATGCTGGCACTCCTACTATATGTA